CAACGGGTTCATCCATTTGTGCCCTTTATGGAATCAATGTAAGACCGATTTATAGGTCAAGGTGTTCGAGATGTTATCAACCAGGTCATAATCGAAGTAATAGACGATTATGTTCTTTATACAACGAATATCCTGATTATTACTACCTAACGCATACGGGCGTGATTTCTCGTAGTAGACGAATCGATTTAGTTAAAGATTTAATGCGTGAGTCAAGACGTAATCTCATTGAATTTACGCAATCGAGATTTGAACCTCATGAAAGGGAACAATTTCATAGGTGGATAAGAATAATAGATTCTTATGATTTTAATAATATAACAGAAACAGAATTATCACGATGTGAATATTTCGTAGATAGACTCGAATTTTCAATTGATAATTATTTTAATATACTTTATCAACGGTCTAGTTCATCATTAAGAAATATTGCCGAATTACGCGAGAAACGAAGTGTAAATGTCGTTATTCGCGCTGACATTGATTTAAATGGAGTTCAATATGAATGTAACGTTTGTTATGAAAATAAAGAATATAAAACAGCGTGTGAATTTGATTGTAATCATAACTTTTGTGTTGATTGTGTTTGTGGAATAATTAAAAATTGTATACAAATTAAATGTCCTATGTGTCGCAATAATATATCTGGTATAATTTGTAATGATGAAACTAATGTAAATAAAATAACGGAGGTTCTATAAATGAAATGGATTGTGTATAAAATAAAAAGGGGAAACCCTTTTTTATTGTAACGCGAATAATATCGTATTTTTAAGAAAATTGAAATACTTTCGAAGTAAGTAATATGGATACAAAATAATAAATAACAATAAAAATAAATAAAGTTAAATGACAACAATCCAAGTATCTCAAGAAAATCTTGTTTGCTCTAAATGTGGTAGAAACGGTCATAATTATAATGACCCTATTTGCGATATGTATTTGCTTCCTGGTCCGTTGTTGTATAAAACCAAATGTACGAGATGTAACCAACCAGGTCACAAACGTAATAATCAGAATAAATGTTCTTTAATAAGACAATATCCTGATTACACATACGGAGTATCACAACTCGGAGTATCACAACTCGTTCCCGGAACACACGTGATAACTATACCACAACAATCAATACAACGAATACCAATACGACCAAGACCAATACCACGACCAATACCACAACAAATAACACGAATACAGGTAACAACTCTCATAAATTCAATAAGAAATAGGATTCAAGAATTTAGTCAGGTTATTTCAATAATGAAAACGTGTAACGCTAATACTAGATTTCCCATGTTACCCATAATGTTTAAAACCGTAAATGCGAGATTAATAGCAACTAAATTCGAAAAACCGTTATTTGATATCGATACTCTTTTACAAGATGTAACATGTGACGATGATTTGAAACCTCCTATAAATGTTTCGGCAATAAGGGATACACTAGAAAACATAGGTCGCGACATTGATGATTTTGTTAACACAAATTACTCTAATTTTAAAGACGACATCATCGGAGATGTAATTCTATTCACGAAGCGACCTATTGAAGTAATCCACCTAACAGATTTAAACGGAAAAACTCCGAAAGAATGTAATATTTGTCTTGAAACAACTGGATTACAATTTGCGTGTGAGTTTGGATGTCATCATCAGTTCTGTGTAGATTGTGTATGCGAGTTTATTAAAAGTTCTAGGAACACTATTCAAAAATCAATGAAGTGTCCTATATGTCGTTCAAGCATAAAAATTATAAAATGCTATGACAAAACACAAACACAAAAGGTTAACAAAACCCTATAATAACATAAAAAATAAAAATAAATAAAAAAAATAAAGGGGAAACCCTATTTTTATTTATTATTGTCGACAATAATATAAATATTAATAATAATAATAATAAAATATGGATGAAATAGATGAACAGATTAGAACATTAAGTTTAAAAAATACGCTTTACTATAAATTAAACCTGTATTTGTATAATACTCCTGAATTTAATTTTTTGTATTCCATATTACATTTATTACCAAGAAAATATACACAACCAAGTGATTCTATCTTTTGTGACGATTGTAAGCAGTATGCGAAAGAAGTTTCAACGTGTGAATTTACACGTTCATTATTTTGTATTATATATAATTACAACAATGAAAATTTAATGATAGAATTGTTATTTTTTTTAAATTTTGAAATTGATTGTAAAATAAAAGAAACAACTTTAAAATCTATTAAATTTAAACATACTTTAATACCAATCGAAGACATGTCGCGTTATTAATGCGTTTATAATATATGATAATTGATTGGTTATATGCCTGTGGAATTAACACCCTTAAAACGTTTTTTCTTAAGGGTGTTAAATAAGATTAAGACATACAAATAAATATATTATTATAGTATATAATGAATAAAACCCAAAAAAATCTAAAGGTCTACACCCAACAAACAATACCGACATTTCCAACCCAATTTTTACCACAAAAAACAGCTCAGCAATATGGACAATCTCTGCCTACGCAATTTGTGAAACCTCCGCCTCAGCAACAAAACCAATTCTTACAACAAAACCAACCTCAGCAATTTGTGAAACCTCCGCCTCAGCAACAAAACCAATTCTTACAACAAAACCAACCTCAACAATTTGTGAAACCTCTGCCTCAGCAACAAAACCAATTCTTACAACAAAACCAACCTCAGCAATTTGTGAAACCTCAGCCTCAGCAACAAAACCAACCTCAGCAATATATACAACCTCAGCAATATATACAACCTCAGCAATATATACAACCTCAGCAATATATACAACCTCAGCAATTTGTGAAACCTCAGCCTCAGCAATATATACAAACTCAACAACAACCCGACAAGCAAGAACAAATAAAACAACAAATAAAACAATACCAACAACAATTAACCTTCCTACAACCAGGAAATCAACAACCTCAACTACAAGAACAATTAAAACAACAATTAAAACTACTACAAAGACAATTAAGTTTACAACAACAATTAACCTTCCTACAACAAGGAAATCAACAACCTGAGAAGCAACAAGAAGTAAAAGAAAAACTAAAACTAGTAAAACAAGAATTAACCTTCCTACAACAAAGAAATCAACAACCTCAACCTCAGCAACAATTAAACCTACAAAAACCAATAAAACAAGTAAACATAATAGAACCAATAGAAGAAGAAGAAGACATACTAAATCCTGAAGAAAAATACGTACAAGCCAAATATATACAACAAACCCAAAAAGAAATTAATCAGAAAGAATTGCAATTTATTCAACAACAAGAACGAGAAAGAAAAGAGAAACTAATAAAAGAAAAATTACAGCAAGAACAAGAAAGAAACCAAAAAAAACCACAACTGTCGCCAAAAGACAAGATCCTTCCACCATCCCCTGGATCATTAGTTATGGAAAAGGTAAAAGGTAAAACCCGTTACCATAAAGGTAAGTTTTTCGGACAACTTTTATATAATATGAAATTCAAACAAGGTATCATGATTTACGCTAATGGAGATAAGTATGAGGGACAATGGAACGCTGATTTTAAAGATGGAAACGGAGTAATGACTTACGTTAATGGAGATAAGTATGAGGGGAGATGGCATGACGGTTTACGAGATGGTTCAGGTATAATGACTTACGCTAATAAAGATAAGTATCAGGGGGAATGGATTAGTGGACAACCAAATGGAAATGGTGGAATGTTTTACCATAATGGGGATGTGTATTACGGAGAATGGCATAATGGGGAAAAAAACGGACAGGGTAAATTATACTATGAGAATAAGGATATTTATACAGGTGAATGGATAAACAATATATTAATGAACGGTCACGTTTACAAGAGTTATAAAATTGATGGTGATTTAGCAGGAAACTATGATGGTGCGTTTTTCAATGGTTTAAGACATGGATTTGGTATAATGCGTTACAATAACGAAATCACTTATGTTGGGGAGTGGTATAATGACGAGAAAGATGGGTTCGGGTATTACATCAACATATCTAATTTTGAAATTTATGAAGGATCTTTCTATTTAGGACTAAAACACGGAGAGGGGTTTGAGTTTATTTATAACCCTTACGATAATAGTTATTTTCACGCCGCAAATTATATAGATTCTCTTACAGAAAAACAAAAACGGAAACTAATTGAAGAACTAATTGATCCAACCCTGGTTGAAAATATTAAATATAAAAAAACAAATCAAAAACTTTATCCTATTAGTTACTTTAATGACCCAGGAAGGTTTAAAAAAGGCATTTGGAAAAATGGAACATATATAGGTCCAGGCACCGATAATCTCCCGAAAAAACAATGGTTTTTCTTTTAAGTTTTTGAATTTAATATGCTGAATAAAAAGGATTCGTTTATTTTTGGTGATTTACTCGGCATTTAAAATACGCATTGCTCTAAATGTGTGTAAAACTTAAATTTTTTATTTGTAATTCATAATTTTGAAATTTTAAATTGTTAATTATCTCGTTAGTCTCAATAATCGTTTTATATTTTTGGATTTCGTTGTCGTATTTAATTGTATTTAATTGTATTTTAAACTCGTAGGTTTTAATATCATCCTTTAATTTAACTATTTGGTCTTGTAGTTCGGCAGTATGTCCGGCATATTCTCGTCCAATACGACTATAATGTTGTTTTGTGTGTTTTAATTGTTTTTCGTTCAACACAATCAATTCATTATACCCGTCTGATTTCAAACTTATTTCATACGCGTTACACTCTTCTCGGATATCTCGTTCGGCATCTTTCATATATATGGGGTCAATAATATTAAAGGTTGCTAATTTAACGTTAACGTTTTCTAACTTATTATATTTGGTTTCGTGTTCTCCAATTCGGCGTTGTAAATCATCTGTAAATCCATACTTATAAACAATATAATCATCTGGTATAGATGCGTCAATTCCAAACGTGTCTCTCAGGTGTTTAACTGTTCCAAGAGATAATAAGTAAATACATGGGAATTTATTTGCGTATGTTGAAAAAACTGCCTTGTATGTTTTTGGAGAAATATTCAAGATACTCGTTCCCAATTTAACCTTATCTTCTTTGGTTCCCATCTGGATTGTAAAGAGTGACTCTTCTGCCCAATCTTGAAATCTTTCCACGTTTTTATTTCTTGACACGAATAAAACTCTTAATAACCCATGATATGTTAGATAAAGACATTTTTTAATCGCATGTGATTTGGTTGAACCAAATGCTTGTCGAATAAAAAATGTTTCATAATCTATTTTTCTTTCATACCACCCTCTTGTATCTAATAAAGTAGCACTTAAATTTTCCATATCAAATATCTTACTTACATCAGATACTTTAAAATAAATATTTTTTCTACTTTTGGTTCCTCTGGTTTCAATATCCAAAATATTGCCGTCCGTATCTTTAAACTTCTCATTATCTTCCAATATTAATAATGCGGGAGCATCAACTGTTTCAGTATCTGGAAACTCGATTGGTAAAATAGGAACGACTGGAACGACAGGAATAACTGGAACGACGTCGGGTTCTGTCTTCTTAAAGAAGTGTATGTCTACCCATTCTTTGGAAATAAGCAGTTGGGATTTCTTACAATCTGCGGTGCTTAAATTCCACTCATTCAATTTTAGATTTGCGTATACGTATTCACTTTGAGGAATGTTTTTTTTTATTATAATTGATTTGGGTTTGCTTTTACACCCATAATAAAACGTTTGGTTGAAATCAAACAAATGTTTCGAGTTATAAAACATCTTCGTTTTTAACGAATCAATAAAAAAAGGAGTTGGTATCATCTTTGTTACTATATTATGGTGTGTTGTCTTTAAGTGTTATTATATATTAATATATAATGTGGGGTGTGGGTATCTGTGTCAACACAAGGGTCTCTCAAATACGATTATTTCCGTGAATATCCCATCCTATTTTAAAAATAAAAAAGGGTGGGTTTCCCCTTTTTATCTCTTTTTATTTTTATTTTTATTTTTATTTTTATTATTTTTATTTTTATTATTTTTATTATTTAATTAATTCGTCTTCGTTTTCCATACATAAACGGTCACCTTCTTGTTGTATTCTTTCACCTTCTTGTAGTAGTTGTTCACCTTCTTGTTGTAGTTGTTTCAATTCTTGTTGTAGTTGTTTCAATTCTTCTGGGGTTTTCATCATTCTATATGCGCGGGCGTCGTTCATCTTCTTGTCAGTTTCTTTCATTTTTTGCTCGACTTCTTTTAATATGTGAAGTGGACATTCAGTTGCGTATGAGTTCCCTCTAGGGTTAATACGAAATTCTTGAATGATGCGTTTACCATCTTGTAGACACTCGGTTCGATTATTTTCAGAAATTGTAAAATCACAATAACGTATAAATAGGGTATCTTTCGGTTTACCTATGTTAATTTGTTTTAACATTGTTTCGATGTTATTTTTTTTTGATATTGTTATTCTTTTATTAAAATTGTTGTCTATTGCCAAAAGCACAGTAACTGTATTATATGTATTCATTCTTATTTTATTTATTTGTTGTATAAGTTCCCATATATAAAAGCATTTCAATTTTTTCTAACTTTATTTATGTTCTTCATTATCATATTTTAAAA